GTCCACTGTTGAAAACCTTATTTATTCAGGTGCTTTTGACGAAATGGACGAAACGAGAGAATTTTCCAATATCTTCTCTGCAAGGGAATATATGCTTGGGGAATATCGAGAAAAGAACCGTATCAAGATAGATAGGGAAAAGGACAAATACAGCATTGCTTTCAGCAAAAACAAGATAGGTAAGGATTGGTGGTGGCTTTTGCAACAGAAAAACAAGTCCGGCTTCGCTTTCTTTGATTACAAGAAATTGGTAGAGGAATACCTTCGTCCGAAAGCAAAGACTGCGGAATATTACGATGTGGACGATTTGCAGAACTATGATGC